CGGCAGATTATCACCAATGTCGACGCGGCTCTGCTGTTCAACAAAGAACTAAGTGAAAATCTACAAGATAACCTCCGTCAAGTTCGGGGCGCTTGTGAAGGATCTTGGCCTCGCTCCGGGGAGCTTGTTCCCTGAGGAGTTCGGCAACCAAGGAAGAATAATCAACGCGATGCTTTACGACTACTGGCACGGAAATGGATATAAGCTGGACATGTTGACAGGAACTTTTGTAGAAGATAAGACAACAACCCCAACGAAAGGAACCCCGCAATGCAATCCACCAGACTCACGAAAGGAGACCTGACCGAACGGTACAGGCAACTAGCAGGAGAGGTCGTCGTGCAGATGATCTCAGATATTAAACTACTGAACCGCAGGAGAATCCTGTCCGGCTTAGTACAGATCGCCAAGCCAGTACGGACAGCATGGCAAGGTGACGGATACAAAACGTATACGGAGTCCGAAGAACTAGTGCGCGCGGTCCGCGGTGAACCAATGGCTACATGGCTCATGGTCGCCGGGGCCAATGTAGATCACCGTGACGTCGTCCGGCGCCTGGAGAAGTTGACCCCTGAGAAGTGCATCGAAAGCGAGCACAGGAAGTTCCATCAGTCCAGGAAGGGAAACCGATGAAGATGGACGACTACAAGTGCGCGGTCCCTAACGAACTAAAGAAACTGGCGGAACAGTTCCAGGTCGAGAAGTGCTGGATCTTTCCTGACAAGGTTTGGCAAGTGATCGTGGAGATGCGCGGTACTGCCTGGCGCAATATGTGGGGAAGGCAATACAAATGAACCCGGACTCTTACGGACCACCGCGGGACAACGAGGCTGAGTGGGCAGTGCTGTCGGCATGCTTCACTGACCCAACAATCCTGGATAGGAACAAGGCTGAGATCCTGGACCCACACAACTACTACCAACCAGTAGCCCGGTGCGTCGCCCGGGGGCTCAGGGACGGTGTGCCACCTGACGCTGTCGCAATGGGTGAGTTTGTGGCGAAGGAGCACCAGAAGTATGTGCACGAATTTAGTCTGAAGATTATGTCAGGATCGATCACTTCCGCGTCGAAGATGGACTATTGGTTGCCCAGGTTGCGGAAGACTACGCGCATGCGGAACATGCACACAGCTGCGCTCAAGGCGCTCGGTGCGATGGAAGAACAGGACGCATGCCCGGAAGATATTAGGAACATCCTGGCCGGGGCCAGCAAGCCATGGGGCAGTGGCAATCTCCCACTCATCATGGAGGCGGGGGCCTTGGACGAATTGCCGATTGAAAAGCCGGAGGAGATTATCTACGGAGCCCTGCACCGGGGATGTAAGATGGTGCTAGGCGGGACCAGCAAGAGCATGAAGACTTGGACGCTGTTGCAGTTGGCGATATGTGTGGCGTCTGGCACAAAGTTTTGGGAGATGCAAACGCGCAGGACGCGGGTGCTGTTCATCAATTTCGAGATTCAGCAGTACTCATTCCGCGAGAGGATCAGATCAGTGTGCCGGGCGCTAGGCATTCAGATCCCTAGCGACCAGTTGTTTGTTTGGAACTTGCGCGGACACTCGGCGGACCTGAGCGCGTTGCGGCCCAAGATAATCGACCAGCTAAGGATCGGAGAGTTTGGACTGATCTGCTTCGACCCGATCTACAAGTTGTACGGAGAGAGAGATGAAAATTCAGCCGGGGAAATGGCTACGTTGATGAACGAGGTAGACAGTATTGCAGTGGAAACCAACGCGAGCGTCGTGTTCGGGCATCACTTCAGCAAGGGCCACGGCAACAGGGCCGGGTTTGATAAGATGTCAGGCAGTACAGTCTTTGCCCGGGACCCGGACAGTATCTTCGTTATGCATCCTCACAAGGAAGAGAACGTGCTGATCGTCGAGCCAACGATGAGAGACTTTTCTCCGATCGATCCGTTCTGTGTGCAGTGGGAATTTCCGCTGATGAAGCGCACAGCAGAATTTAATCCGGACGACGCGCGCCCAACCGAAGGATCGAAGAAGGCATACGAGGATGAGGAAGTGATGGCATGCGTTGACAAGGAGAAAGGATCTTCATTCAAGGATGTGTGGGAGAAAGCAGATCCTGCAATGGGAATTCCGCGGGGAACTCTCTCGAGATATCTCACGCGCTTGGTGAAGTCAGGTAAGTTGCTGAAAGATAAAACGCAGTTCGGCGAGGTTTACCGCGTTCCGGCGCCAGGTTTTTAGAAAAAGTATTTCATTCAATATCAACAACTTACGCATTGTATTGAAAATACTTGTAGACATAACCCAGCCGATGGGTTAAATTCTAACCATGAACAACACAATAAACCAGGCCGAGGAAAGCACGGCGAAAGTTGCTTTTGAATTAAAAAATAATTTGCTTTTATATGTTGGCAATTATGAGAAAAGCAGATCACAACAAGAGGAAGCTCGTTATCTTTTGGAAAAACTTGAAAAAGCAAATCGTATCCATTCGCAAATGATTCATGAGTTATGGGAAAAATATGAAATGATGAAATGGGGGAAATTATAATATGAACAACACATTAACAGCAAAAGCCGAACCCGCCTTGATCACCAAGACCGGGAAAACTTGGACAATGAGCAGACTCAATTCGGTTGGTGGAGTAATTTCATCAACCCATAAGACGCTGAAGTCCGCGAAGGAAAAAGCTGAAAGCCTCGGATACGTTTTCGAGGTCGGGAACTTTCAGTGGAAAAACTAACCCCCAACCAAGAAAGACCAACCAACATGATCAACACAACTAAAAGCAAGATACTGGAAAAACTATTCGTGAACTACGTCAACTCGAATTCGGAAAGGATTCGGGCGCTCGCGAAGTTCTGCAACTTGTCACAACAAGAAAAGTCTGACCTTGTAGTGGCATTCAAGAAACATCAGTTAACCATTAAAGGAGAATCCAAATGACCGAACTAATCCTATTGACCCCATGCGGAATTCTGTGCACCGTGTTTATGTGGCTTATGGCTACAAGTAAGGAGTGTGGGAAATGAAGTATTTATCTGTCTGTTCTGGCATTGAGGCAGCGTCCAAGGCTTGGGAGCCGATTGGATGGGAGCCAGTAGCGTTTTCAGAAATCGAACCATTCCCAGCCGCGGTGCTGAAGCACCATTGGCCGAAGGTTCAAAACCTAGGAGATATGACAAAATATGAGCAATGGAATATACAAAGCGGAACAATCGACCTTCTGGTCGGAGGAACACCCTGCCAATCATTCAGCGTCGCAGGATTGCGACAAGGGCTCAAAGACCCAAGGGGGAACCTCATGCTTACCTATCTTGCAATCGCTGAACGTTTCAAACCTCGATGGCTTGTCTGGGAAAACGTCCCCGGTGTGTTGTCATCTAACGGAGGAAAAGATTTTGGTTCCTTCCTCGGAGCGTTGGGGGAGTTGGGGTATGTCGACTGGGCGTACAGAGTCCTCGACGCTCAATGGTTCGGAGTGGCCCAAAGACGCAGACGTGTGTTCGTTGTCGCACATCTTGGAGAAGGGAGTCTTGCCGCAAAGGTTTTATTTGAGTCCGAAAGCGTGTGCAGGGATACTCCGCCGAGCCGAGAAACGAGGCAAGGAACTGCCCCCGATGTTGAAGCAGGCGTTGGAGGCGGTGAAGGAGTAGGTGCATTTAGAATGCAAGCGTTTGGGGAATACTCCAACGATGGAACGGTTGTCCTCTACGAAAACCATCCCAACGACAGCCGAGTAACTGGACCACACGATGTCGCACCTAGTTGCGTTTCACGATACGGAACGGGTGGTGGGAATTTGCAGTTGGTTCAGGAGGCGATTGCCTTTGAGCCTGGTATTGCAACGAGAGAAGGCAGCGAGGGCAGATTTGTGAAAGAACTATCTCCGACATTGCGGAAGGAGATGGGAGATAATCAGGTGGCTGTCGCTTTTCCTATTGATACACAAAACATGACTGAAGGTCATGCAAGCGGAGGTAAAGGACACGGGAATAATGGTGATCCTTCTTTCACGCTTACAAAAGGGCATAGTCACGCAGTCGCAGTCGATGTATACAACCAAGCAATAGACGGAAATACGGCGGCTACTTTAACAAGCGCTTGCGGTGGTACTAACACAAGCGGCCCTAAAGCAATGCAATCAATGGCAGTACGCAGGCTCTCTCCAAGAGAATGTGAACGACTTCAAGGTTTCCCCGATGACCACACGCTAATCCCTTGGCGTAACAAGCCAGCGGATCAATGCCCAGATGGGCCACGCTACAAGGCGCTAGGTAATTCAATGGCCGTCCCGTGCATGGCTTGGATTGGAAAAAGGATTGACGCAGTAGAAAGGAATATGAAATGAAGTATTACGCTGAAGAGGAGGGTGAACTGACGTTCGAGCAGATGGTTCCGGGCAAATATTATCGGTCCGGGAACGACTACGGAATCTGCGAGATCAATGAGTACGCTACCAACAAGCCGAAGATCCTGACCTATCTCAATAGATGCGGGAGTTGTATAGGCGGGAACGTCCTGCTGTTCGAGGTCGACATGACCGACAGGCTTCTGGCAGTGCTGAAGGATCGCAGGGACAAGACGATCGGGTTCATCGACGAGATGGGGACATGGTGAGCGACAAGGAAGTCACAAAGCATAAGCTCCGATTCGGCGAGGAGTGGTACACGATTTGCGTCACCACAGACGATTGGTGGTTGGAGGATGGTCCTTCAGATATGTCAGAGAAAATGATGAGGGCCGGCGAGGAGTTTGCCCTAGAGAATGGGATGCTCCCGCCGAAGGTCCTATGTGCTGAGTGCCGCAAAGGAATCTATGTTGATGTAGTTGATGACTATCTCATATCTGGGGTAATCATTAGGAACTTGGATATGAATAGATGCCCTAGCTGTAGGCACACAACGTTGCCATGGGCATCCGTAGAGAGAGTTGACAAGGCATTGGAGGAAGCGAGGAAGGCTGCCAAAGATTTAAATGGAGGGAAGAATGAACCAATCAATTGAATGCCCTCACTGCCGCGGAGAGGTCCCGGTGGCGTTATTCGCGTCCAGGATTGGTAAGGTGAGGTCGGAGGCTAAGGCCAAGGCATCGATCGCTAATGGTAAGAAGGGTGGGGCGCCTAAAGGGAACAGGAATTGGGCCGGGAAAGAGCTCCAGGTGGTTGGTTTTAGTGCTCAAAACTAGGCTAAAACAGCCATTTCGGGCTACTCTGTTAAACTCGGGTTCTACTCTGTTTCACCATTTCGATCCCCTTATATATACAGAATGGTGAAACAGCCCCCTGTTAGAGCGGGGGACTAAAGTCCCCCCGCTTCGCTGCGCTAGCGGTACCGCTCCAACCGCGGGGGCTTTTCAGGTTTACCATATGCCTTTTTAATTCTTACCAGAAAGAATAGGCGAAACAGTAAAGACTTGCGCGTCGGCCTGGATGCAATACGTTGACTCAAGCCAGTTCTTATGGGGTGGGTTGGGGAATTGGTTGCGACCCGGGAGGGGTGAAAGTGGTTCCCGGGCGCGGGGTTTTCTGACTACCGGGAGGGTTGCATGTGGCAGACGAAGCTAAAATTAAATCGATCATCGCTGAGAACGTTAAGCTCAAGTCAGCATGCTCATCGTTCTGGAAGTTGCTTACCAATTGCAACAGGAAGTGCAGTGACGAAGTTGGGGAGACGCTAGTTAATGAATGCATCTGGAAACTCCAGCGACTTGCCAATTACTACGAGTCCAAAGGATCTAGTCTCTGATCCGGTCCCGGCCATAGTGCCGAGGCAAAAGAAGCGCAGGATGAAGCTGCGCGTTCCTGAGAAGAAGATCGAGAAGGTGGATGAGAAGCGCCTGGACAAAGAGCGCAGGCTCATGAATGAAGTTCCGAACTACATCCCGGACGTTGTCATTGGCGTTAAGGGATTCCCAAAGATTACCGACGAGCATCTGGTAATTGTTGAGACCGCACTCAGCAAAGGATTCCCATATGCGATGATTGCCGACCTATTAGGTATCGCAAAGTCCACGCTATCAGCATTCCTATCCGCCAGGCCCCACATCACCGAACGCTTAAAAAAAGCAGAGTCGCTCCACATCACGCGCGCTCTGGAAGTCATTGACAGAGCGGCAGAAAAGGGGACTTGGCAAGCGGCCGCATGGCGCATCGAGCGCAGGGCCCAGGAGCATTTCGGTCAGCAGTCCCGGGTCCAGGTTGGAGGAGCAGTGGCGAACGTGCATTTTACCGCGGCCGACGCGGCGCTCCTGGTCAACGCGAACAAAATTAAGTATGCGGGGAAGTCGCAAACGAAGACCACTTCCGAGCCGAATTCAGTACAAGACTCATTGTGCGACAAATGAAACGACCAATATTAGAATTATATTACATGGGGTTTGGGAGTCAATAAAATTGTGGAGACGACGCCCCAAACAATCGTGACCCCCCACGACACCCCCCCCGGGGGGCCCCCCACACGCGCGCGCGGGCGCGCGACCCCCCTCAGAAATTCGGCTAGAAATAAAAAGGGGTCATCGAAACCCGGCCCGGCATCGAAGGTTGACGAACAAGCTACCCCGGCAGGATTCGCGGAGGGTGTACTCAGGTTAAATCTATACCCCTGGCAAAAAGAGGTCATGAATAACCTGGCCCCGATCTATAGCCGGGTAGCGCTGGTGGCTGCGAACGGTTCCGGCAAGACGTCAAATGTCATCGCCCCGGCCCTAGTCTGGCACATGGTATGCTTTGAGGAGTCTTTGTCGGTCGTTACCGCGTCAGTCTATCGCCAGGTCGAATCTGTGCTCTGGCCTGCGATTAAAGCCCTTCTAAGGCCCTTTGGCGACATGGTTGAGGTCACCAGTGGGGAAATCCGCTTCAAGCATGCCTCGGGGCGTATAAGCCGAATTTTGGGGTTTACAGCAGGCAATGACAACGAGTCAGCAGGCCGGGCGGAAGGTTTTCACGCTGCGAACCATGAAACTGCTCCACTCATGTATGTTGTAGACGAAGCCAAGACCGTCCAGGACCCGATCTACGTTTCAGTGTTTCGATGCCAACCAACCCGCCTCCTGGTCGCCAGTTCGCCAGGGGCCCCAGTGGGTCAGTTCTACCGATGTTTTACAAAGGAAGCAGATCTGTGGAAAAAGACCAGGGCAACTGCTTGGGACTGTCCGCACATCAGTCCGCTATACATTTCAGAGATCCAGCAACGTTATGGGGTCAACAGTCCGTTCACTCAGTCCATGCTCAAGGCGGAATTCATGGACCTTGGCGAGGAGCGCCTGGTCGTGAGCCTGGGTAGCTACGACAACTGCGTAAACAACCCACCTGTCCCTAATGGGACGGATAGGACGGCTGGCATCGACTTTTCCGCGGGTGGCGACGAGAACGTGATCGCAATCCGGGAAGGGAACCGAATCCTCCCACTGATCACATGGCGCGAAAGGGATACGATGGCAACGGTCGGGCGGATCATCATGGAACTAAAGAAAGCCGGGGTTAAGCCGGAGCAAGTATTCGCCGACGCCGGGGGCTTGGGTCTACCAATGTGCGACGCACTGAACGAAGCCGGGTGGACCGTGAACCGGGTAAACTTTGGTGGCAACGCCAGGGACAGCGACGCCTACCAGAACAGGGGTTCGGAAATGTGGCACAGGCTGGCCCGGAAGATCGAAACTTGCGACATCATCCTGCCCGAAGACGATATTCTTAAAAGCCAGCTAGTAACCAGGAGGGCCCAAGCAACGTCCCGCGGGAAGCTGGGCTTGGAGTCGAAAGACGCAATGCGGTCCCGCGGAGTGGCGTCTCCGGACAGGGCCGACGCGGTTGTTATGGCATGCGACAACGCGGGGCTTGACTACGACTTGACAATGGCATACACGCGTCCATCTTTGCTTGAACTAATGAAACAGGCGTCCGCGGACACTGAAATGTCCGGTTGGGATGCCGGGGGATAAAAGGGGGAATAAAACATGAACTGGAAAACAACTGCAACTGGAGTTTTGTCAATCGTAGTAGCCGTCGCTGGAGCAGCGGTGGAATTTTTGAAGACAGGCAAAGTGCCTGAGCTCGGAACACTCATCGCCGCGATCATTGCCGGAATCGGACTGATCAAGGCCGCCGACGCCAAATAAGATTTTGTGTTTTCGTGGATCGGCGCACTCATCGAATTGCTCAAGGCAATTGCAGGATTGTTCCCCGGGGAACGTGAGCGCAATGAGTCTGCAGCCAGAAAAGAATGGTCTGACACTCGCAATCGCATCGACGCTTCTTTTGGTGGTAACGCTTGGTGGATGCGCAACCGTAAGTCCGGTGGTGAGGACGTCGGGGAACGCGGACAGACTGATCAACGACCCAAGGTTTGACGAGGTCACAAGGTCAACACCTAACGTTCAATCCTGGGCATACGACGCAGTACACACAATAAACGATTTAGAATACGAAGTAAGGTCAAGGAACAATGGAACCAATAAATAACGAACTCCATACGCGCATCCTTCGGGATCTAAAGAACCGTGCAACATGGGACGCCCGGCAAAGGCAGTTCTATGAGATGCGAACGTTTGGAATGCGTCGGAAGGTTAAGCCATGGCCCACCGCGGCGGACATGCACGTCGCGCTGATTGATCGCATTATCGAAAGGCTCAAACCCAACTACGTCAACTCGGCCCTGGGCAACGACGTCGTCGCCGGGTTCGTTCCTATGCGCCAACAGTTGGCTCCCCTCACTGTTACCGCGGAGCGCTACTTCGACTACAAGATCCGAGAGCGTACCGCATTCCAATTTGAGATCGTTCGTCTAATCGACGACATGCTTTTGTTCGGTCGCTCTGTACTCAAATCAATTTGGGACGAGGGCAAGAAAGAAATTATTTTCCAGGCAATCGATCCGACTAGGTTCATCGTGCCTGACCAGACCGTTGCCCTAGACGACGCCGACTACCTTTGCCACGTTATGGTCTTATCAGTTGACCAGTACAAGCGCGTCGCGGCCTATAACCAGGACGAGGACTTCATTAAGAGGATCGCCGGACGTGGGACCAAGTTCGAGGGGATCAACACCGAAAAAGAACAGGCTGTTTACCAACGTGAAGGTATCACCTACGACTCTCGCCCGGACCGCATTATCCTTTGGGAGATCTACACCAGGAACGAAGACGACGAGTGGAATGTTTCCACATACTCGCCCTTGGCAACCATGGAGCCTGTGCGTGAAGATTTCGTGCTTCCATACAAGCACAAGCAGTGTCCGTTCACAGAGTTTAGCTACGAGTTGACCAACGGAGGATTCTATTCGTCACGCGGGGTCGCTGAGATCCTGGCTGCGAATGAGATGACCCTGGCGAAGCTGAAGAACTCCATGCTCGACTTTCTGGAACTGGCAAACCGTCCCCTGTTCCAGGCCGACAATCCTGTCTCTCTCAACATGGCTAACCTCAAGATGCAACCTGGGCAGATACTGCCCCAGGGCATTAAGCCTGTGCAGATGACGACTCCTCCGATGGACTTTATGCGAGTCATGTACGACGAGCGCGCGGAGGCGGAGCAGAGGGTTGGAACAATTGATTTTGGGGTCGGCAACAATCCCGCGGAACCTGGTAGCTCCAGAAAAACAGCAACTGAAATTCAAGCGTTGGTGAACACCGGGTCCGCGGGTGCTGATTTACGCAACCGTCTTTTCCGCATGTCGCTAGGTCGCCTGTTCCGTCAGTGCTGGTCGATCTATCTGCAGTACGACAAGAAGGATTTGAATTTCCGATATGCAGAAGATACCGGGACCGTCCCGCCGGAAGCATTGCACGAACAGTATTCGATCATGCCCAAAGGTGGGTACGATTTCCAGACTCGCCAGTTCCAGCTTCAGAAGGCAGTAGCCCGAATGCAGTTGCTCGGGCAGTCTCCTTTCATCAACCAGGCTGAACTTGTTAAATCAGTGCTCGAGCTCGACGATCCGAGCCTAGTACGTCGCCTGGTCCAAGACCCGATGATGAACCAACAGGAGCAGAGGGAAGAGCAGGCGAAGGAACTCGCCGCGATGATGACGACCGCGTTCCCGATTGCGATCAAGCCGACCGACGATCACCGGGCCCATCTTGAGATCATCTTTGATTTCCAGCAAGCGGCCGAAAAAGGATTCCGCCAGGTCGACCAGGCTACAGCACAGGCGATCGGTCAGCACTTGGACCAGCACTTACAGGCGCTCGAACAGATCGATCCGAACACTGCCAGGGCGATTACTGCCGAGCTCAAGAAAATGAATAGGGCGAAACAGCAACAGCAGGAACAACTGCAAGGCGCGCAGGGGCAACTACCACCCCCGGAAATGGCTGGACAGATGCCAGGAAACATGCAACAACCGATGGTGTGAGCGAACCGTCCAAGATATTCAATATTGACCTCCCAGGGGTTTCCGACGGTCCTGTTAAGATAGTTTTAGATTACTCAAAGACGAGCCAGAAATATATTGGTTCGCACCTAGAAAAGGGCATCGCATACGAGGGCGCGCTGTTCGCGCTCATTCTTAGAAAGCTAAAGCGCGGAGATACGTTCATTGACGCCGGGGCCCACGTCGGGTTTTTCAGCATGATCGCAGCCAAGCTGGTCGGAGAGGATGGGGAAGTTTACTCCTTTGAAATGAACCCGGACAACTATTCCATGCTGGTAATGAATGTCGGGTTAAACAATTTTAGAAACATAAGACCCCACAATTGGGCAATCTCAAACGACTCTGGCCCTGTGCAGTTTTGGCTTAACCAGGATAACGACGGTGGTCACTCGCTGTGGGATTGTGGGAAGCATAGTTTTAACGAGAAGAGCAGGGTTTCGCCACAAAAGATGGTCTCCTATTCAATAGCCCTGGATCATTATGATTCTTTTGATAAGGTTCATTTTATCAAGATGGACGTTGAGGGAGCAGAGGTTCTGGCGTTAAACGGAATGATTGAGCTTCTCAAAAAGAATCTTCCAATCGTAGCGCTTGAGATAAACAATTTTGGTCTAGCTCAAATGGGACACAGCTACCAGGACATTCGTGTTCTTATGAACAAAATTGGCTATAGGTGCTGGGTCATAGAGGGTGGTGACCCAAAAGAACTACCAATGGACGAGGAGCCCAAGTTTGATAATGTATACAACTTGTGTTTTTCGACGGAAAGCATTATATGACAAGACTAAGGGCAATCTTAAACTTTATACGCTTTACCAAGTGGGTCGACGAGCCGGAATGGACCGGGGACGATGCCAGGGCACTGGGAAGTTTCATGAGATCCGAGCATGGGGTCAGGTTCGCGGCGATCCTCAGAAACATGACAATTCGACAGGATTCTAGTGCGGTTCAAAAAGGCGACTTGACAGCGTGTGGATTCGCAATAGGTTTCCGATCTGCAGTGGCAGTTATCGATTCCCTCGGAATTGATGCCACTCATCCCGCGGGAGGGGCAGACGACTAGAGGTTACCCGCGGAGTACATAGACTAGTCACAATCCCGCCCGGGATCGTTAACCATCTCGGGGCTGGAGTAAAGGGGTTAGCATGGGTGATGGAATAGAACTGACGGCGGAATCGTTACGAAGAGCGGCCATGATTGAGGATGGGATCATCCCTCCAGATAGAGTGGAAGCAAAACCGGAAGCGACGCCAACGTCGGAACCAGTGGAGAAGACCGAGTCGAATCCCACGTCGACGACAGAACCTAAAACAGAAAATTCGCCTTCTGCGACCGAAGTCGTAGACAAAAAAGGTGATAGTTCTTTAACAACGACAGAGTCTGAGAGTCCGGTTGAGTCATCCGACAAGGCCAAGGAACCCAGCAAGTACGAGAAGCTAAAGAACCGTCAGCAGAAAGAATGGGATGCCATTCAGCAAGCTAAGGCGGAATCTAAGGCCGAAAAGGAACGCTTGGAACGCGAGCGCCAGGAATTCATGCGCGAACGTGAAGAGGCACGGAAGGCAGACCAGGAGAGACCAGCAGGCAAGTTCGACGCGACCGACTACCGAAACGCTGCGAAGCAGTTCCGGGAAGAGGGTCGAGAAGATCTAGCCGAGCAGGCCGATAAGAGAGCTCAAGAGGTTGAGAAGTACGAAATACAATCTCAAGAGAGAAAAGTTAAGGAGATGGGCGAGAAGGCTTGGAACGAGAATCTGAACAGATTGGTTGATAAGCATCCAGATCTAAAGGATTCAAATTCAAACCTGCATAAAAAAGTAGCAGAACTACTTAATTCGAAAGCAGTCCTTCGCCAGTATCCTGACGGCATCGTCGATGCAGTCGAGATCGCACAGCTTGCTCTTAAAACGGATAACTCAACCGGATTAGCAGATGAAGTCGAAAAGCTCCGCAAAGAAAATGCGGAGTTCAAAAAACGTTTACAACCTGGAGTTGGTTCACCGTCAACCCCGGCGCCGAAGAAACAGTTTAAGGATTTATCCGTAGCTGAACAAGGCGTCGAACTTCGCCGAATGGCAGTAGAGTTTGACGACGCTAACTAAGGTTTAGACATAGGAGATAAAATTATATGGCACTCGTAACCTCTGGCTCGCTCGCAGCGGCCTACCAGGAGTACTTCTCGAAAGAGTTGCTCCAACGTCAATTGCCCATCCTTCAGATGGAACAATTCGGAATGAAAGCGGCGCTTCCGCGTAAAAACGGAAACAAGCAGATACGCTTTTTTAGATACGACAACCCGAGCATTAGCTCAATCATTGAAGTAACGTCGGAAGGCACAAACCCTGGAAATAACGAACGTCAGTTGACCCTGTCGACTGTACAGGCATCATTGCAACAGTTTGCCAGCTTGGTCAAGCTGTCTGATATCTTGCAAGCCACAAACTTGTTTGATTCCATGGCACAGGCCACGACTCAATTGGCGGAAGATCATGCGTTGCATGCCGACACATTGGTGCACCGTGTGCTCACAACCGGAACTACCTCCGGAACTGGCACTCTGTCCACCTCGGTTCGCTACGCGCAGAACAGCAACTCGACGGCATTCATCGCCGCGACTGCAGCCAACTCGGCCTTCACGGCACTCGACTTGCTCGATTCCGTGACTGCTCTCCGAGTTGACAAGGCTCCTACAATCAAAGGCGGATACGTCCTGGTTGCAGATCCTCGTACTGCTCGTTCGATCCTCAACGATGACGACTATATCCAGGCTCATCGTTACTCTGGCACGGATAGCTTGCTGAAAGGCGAAGTTGGAACGTACTACGGAGTGAAGACTCTGTTGTCGCACAACATTCTGTCCTTCGGTTCTGCTTCTGCTAATGCCATCTCTGGCACTGCAGCTGCATCCTACAACTCCAGCACTGCGCCTTTCTTGGCGAACATTGTGCTCGGCGACCAGGCATTCGGCGTACCTAGCCTCACAGGCGATTCGCCCTATAGCCCCAAGGTCCTAATTGCAGAAGGTCCGGACAAGTCCGACCCTCTGGATTTGGTAACCTCGGTCGCTGTCAAAACGTACTACACCGCGATTCAGTTGAACGGAGCGTTCTACCGAGTCGTGTTTAGCCGTTCTGAAGTCAGCTAATTAAATGGGCGCGATCGTATTAATGATCGGGCCCTCGGCAAAGACTCGGGGAGGCAAAAACCTCCCCGGGTCCGAGCCTAAAAAGAAGGGGTCAAAAATGGCTAACACTGTAAGCATTCCGATCGAAAATCTAACCATTTCGCAAGAGACCGAACAGGCCGAGCCTATGGTTGGCGATATGGTTGAATTGACCGGAGAAGTTGTTGAAATCAAAGAAGGCGTTGCCATGGTTCGCGTAAGCGAGGCGGAAGGAGAGATTGAAAAAGAATCTCCAGAAGCCGAAACCGAGGGCGAACGTCTCAGGAATGAAGCCGTCAAGATGGACGGTGGGGAAATGATGGAAGACTGATGCCACTTTACGAGTACGAAAACAGGGACACCGGGGGCGTTGTAACGCTCGAGCGTCCGGTAGATGAAAGGGACAATGTCCCAAGTAAACTAAAACGACGCAACTTTCCCTCCAGCTTCAGACTTGTTAACTGTGGTTCAGAACCAGCATACCACCCAGCGGCCATGGACGGTCGCAACATTCTTAAAGGTTATCACGCACTAGAACAGAAACTCGGCTCAAGGTTCCGCCCAAGACATAAAGCCGATACAATCAAACAAGTTTGGGCAAAACATAGGAAATTAGATCCATGAGTCAAATTAATATTCGCCGCGAATTGAAAGCAAAAGGCAAGCCTGTTCGGATTAATTCTGGGCTGGAATCCACCGCGATGGAGTTCACAACGACTGCCACGACTGGCACGTTCGTATCCGGAACATCTACTCTCGGAATTACCATCAAGCTAAACGGCACTTCGTACAAGATCCCGGTTTACAGCTAATGTCTGCCGATACAGATAGGTTTGGGGCCAGAAATGGTTTTACAGTAGGCACCACAAGTGTGGCTGGAAGTAGCTATTGGGCGATTCAAATGCTCGCCGATACTACATTCAGCGCCATTTCGGGTAACTATGATGGGACTCTAACTGGCATTACAATTGGATCTGGCAACATCATTTACGGTGAGTTTAACAGCTTTACTGCTGGAACTGGCCGAGTGATTGCCTACAAGGGCTAATTACCTATTAGCAGTCAACCCGCCAAAGGTTCTATCCCTTGGCGGGTGATTGCATTGTAATTTTATGCCAAGATTATCTCTAGGACTAGGAGTGCAAAACATCCGCAAGGTTGGTGGCGGGGCTGCGCCTAGTGGAATTAACGTAGCCACAACAAACGCAATCGTTCTTTCTGGGCTTACTATTGGTTGGGTAGATTTGAACGGAGTTTACACAAAATCTGGAGATCCAACCAATGTAACTGCAGGAGGCGTTGATGGAGAAGCTACTGGAGCAGTATTTTTTAATTCAGGGTATTTTGGTACTAATAAAGATGGTGCGGCGATATGGTATGGCCCAATATTTAACGGGAGTGGCAATGGATGGCAAATAACTTGGTATAATGATAATAGATTTATCCTTGGATCAGTAGTATCTGCAGACACAACAACAGTTCCTGTTTCTGGATATAGCAACGATGGTGGCTATACTGGCACGATAACACTCACCGCCGCTTAACTTTATGCCAAGACTATCTCTAGGACTAGGAGTACAGACGATCCGCAAGGTTGGTGGTGGAGCCGCACCCCAACCAACGGCTGTGCTTATTTCTGGTGCTGGAACAGGATCATCTAATGGTAATTATGTTTGGGATGGGATTGCTTTTTTTAATGGGAAGCGACATTATTTCTCTGATGTCAATACAATTTTTTGGGATGGATCTCAATGGTTGATAGAAGATACCATTTTTGAAGAAAATACATATTCATCTGCTAATTTAATTGCTTGGGCAATAATCGGTGGGGCAGAAGAACCAGCACCAACTGGAACATTGTCTTATTCTTAAAATTATTATTTAATTTACACAATGAACTTTCTCGCCATATCCATTTTCTTCCTTGCCATCGCATCCTGCTCGCCACGCAAGCAGGATAACAATGCTTTACCAGTCTACTCGGACATGGGCGCTGCATCTGACCTTGGGGCTACTAAGCCATGAGCGAAGACCAGGTTTGGAGCATAGAGGTCAAACTGGCCCGGATGGAAGAGCGCCAGGTCCAGTTGTACAAAATGGTCGAGACCAGCTTGTCAAACTACGCGGATGTGGTAAATAGAGTTTCTGCCCTGGAACACCTCCGTTCTAGGGCCTTTGCAATTGCTGGGGTCGCCGGGCTGCTGTTTTCCGTTGCCTGGGACCTAGTTAAAAACAGGATGAACCACTAATGGCAACACTTGGCACACAGACAATTAGCACAAGCTATACCCAGCTCCTAAAGACGTTTGGTAGCAACATTGTCGACAGCACCATGCGAGCCGTTTCTAGTGGAGACGAGGCCGGAGTTTCAGCCCTACAGATATGCACCACAGGGGTCAAGAGCACCGGGACGCTTGCGTGCGATGGAGCATCAACACTTACTGGTGCTGTTACCTTTGGGACAAACATCACAGCTTCAACTGGTACGGCTACGATTGGCACTCTTTCTGTATCCGGCCAGGCGACATTTGGGTCGCACGTCACCATGTCTACCGGGACGGCAACGATTGGGACTGAGTCTGTTGGTTTATCAACAATTGGCACTCTTTCTGTCACAAGCATAGCCACACTCGGATCTGCAAAGATTGGCGCCACAGGACCCACGATAACAAAGGTATCCTACGCAACTGCGTCCTTTGGCTCCGCTGTTGTTGCGGCGCACAGTGCGCCAGACACGACAAACGGAACATTCTTGCTCACCGGAGCCGAGTTGGGGGACATAGTTATCGGATCAATCAATTCGCTCGGATCGACAACAGGGACAACACAGATCGAAACCAGCTTTTTCCCGGTAGCGTCAAACGTTGTAAGATATGTAATTAACAGCAAAGGCGCAACTGCTGGGACAATTCCAGCAGGAACAATCTTCGCAACCGCAATGAGGTTCACAACTTAATATGGCAAACATACTAGATCGCAATACTGATTTTTTAACTAACGGCACGGTCACGTCCGCTGGGTTGCACAACCTTATTGACGACACGAACATTTATGCCGGGCTAATTTCGACCCAGGAAGAGAGGACGTCTGTAGGTACCGGGGATTTATTGCTTATTGCGAATTCGTCAGCGATAGGAAGTCCTCAAATAGCCGCGAACCGGACGACGGTTTACAATTTATTTGAAGATGCGCTGACAAGCGGAACGTATGTAAATGCGAATCTGTCAAACGTTCTAACAGTCGGTACAGTTTCAGCGAATCGCACGATCAGCACAACCGGTACTATCACTACTGGAACGATTCCAAATCTTACTGCTGGTACGACAACTTCAACACTTGGAACAATCACCAATCTATCTTCTGGAACAACAAATTCTACATCTGTAATTGCTACCTCCGGAACGATTGGAACATTTAATTCTACATCTGTAATTGCTACCTCCGGAACGATTGGAACATTTAATTCTACAACCGGAACGATTGGTAATCTTTCAACCACCCTAGCTGGTGACTTCACGATTACGCAAGGAACAGGAACAATCGGAACTTCAAAAGTAACTCCAGCAAATCTTTCGCAACCATTTACAAGGGCAACTGCTGTAGCATCCACAAGCGGAACGGCTATTGACTTTACTGGCATTCCATCTTGGGCAAAGCGGATTACTGTTGCGATCTCTGGACTAAGCGCAAGCGGAACTTCGGCGAATTTGTTGCGGGTTGGAACGTCCTCTGGTTTTGTCACAGATGGCTACACAAGCGGAGTTACAGTCCAGGGCGGTACAAATGCAGTAAATGGAGCAAACAATACAAACGGCTTTAATTTTTCACCCTCGCCAGCAGCCGTATCCGTGGCATGCGGCATGCTCACACTTTTGAATATCTCTGGGAATACATGGGTTCACGCTTCTGTTATTGGTTTTACAAACGATTCATATTCCGCTACTGGAGGTGGTAATATTGCACTAGGCGGAACTCTTGACCGAGTTCGAATTACTACTGTCAACGGAACAGACACATTCGATGCTGGATCAATCAACATTATGTACGAAGGGTAATCCATGATAGCAAGAATTGAATCAAATTGCATAACTGGAGAAGTAAAATACTTTGACGAAAATGAAGTTGAGATTGACCTTAATTCAATTTCTTCAAGCTAAATGACCCTTACTGAAATCGCTCAGTACGCTGGAGAAAAGGTTGGCAAGACCGATGCCGACACGCTTACCTTCTTGCAAAAGTCAGCATCGCTGAATTATCGACGAGTGTGGAACTTCGCCCCATGGCGAGAAAGCATCACAAACTCGACATACTCCGTCTCG